AATTTTATTGATTTTGTTGAATTGTTTAGTAGACCATTAGATGAATGTAAAGTAAAAATAGATGTTAGTTTGATTCCTCCTCATAATTCAGAAGGTGAGTATATTTTATGGTTAGCTGGATTAATCGAAAAAATTACAGAAGGTGGACCTAAACCACCTCCGCCTATAAAGAAGTTTATTCCAGAGTATATGAGCTTGAAATTTGAATTAGATTTTTTACCCTTAAATGAGGAAAAAATTCAAAACGAAGGTAAAGAAATTACGGATTACTTTAATTCAAAGCTTTATAAGGCAACTTTTAAGAAGTAATACTATATTGCCTGTGAGTTTAGCCACCGCCTAAGGGCGGTTTTTTTTATGGGTAAGAATAATGGATTCTACAGAATACTTTTGGCTTACTCGGAAAAAAGAACCTAAAACTAAACCTAAAAGCCGGCCATTGCCTAAGGCGAAGCAAAAATATCTCGAGGCTGAGGCAACACTTAAGGAAGAGCTTGAGGATTTGGCGATTGGATTTGAAAGTAAGTTTCAGCCGATCCATACCAAACACTGGCGCTTTGATTTTCATATAGTGAAATTGCGTTTGCTCATTGAAATTGAGGGTGGTCCCTGGTCTGGTGGGCGTGGTGGAAAGCTGTCAAATAAAGCATGGAGTCTTAATCGATATGATCATGCTGAAGAGATGGGTTACAAAATAGAGCGCTTTCATCCAGATTCTATTTTGTCGGGATATGTCATCAACTGGATAAAAAGTGAATTAGCGAGAATTGAAGATGGAGCAGATCAGACCATTTCCACCGACTGATTTTATTGATCAAGCTGAAGAAGAGGAAGCAATTAGACTAACACCAGCACCGGACTTAAAAAAATGGGTGGTTGCTAATTACTTAACTATTGGTGGATCTCTTTATAATCCCGATCATGATCACATAGCTGAGCTGCTTCACGATAATGAAGAATTTTTAGCATTTGCTTGGGCCTCTTCTGCATATAAAAGCAAGCAAGCTATGGTGTTAGGCCAGTGCGAAAAAGTCATGTTCAATGTTGGTGGCTGGCGCAAAGCTAGACAAGAGCAACAGATGCGAGACTGGTTCGGCTTTGTTCCAACTTACTTAATCACTATCGACGCTACATTTTGCGATAAAGCCAATGATAGCGAGTTCTGTGCTTTGCTTGAACATGAGCTTTATCACATCGGTGTAGAACGAGACTCGGATGGTGAGATTATTTACAGTGAACATACTGGCTTACCAAAGCACTATTTAGCCGGTCATGATGTGGAAGAGTTTATCGGTGTTGTAAAACGCTGGGGAGCAAATGACAGTGTTAAGCGGCTTATTGAAGTCGCAAAAAATCCTCCGTTTGTTTCTGATTTAGATATTTCGAAATGTTGTGGAAACTGCGTAATCAATTGAGCCATGAGGCTCTTTTTTTTGCCTATCTTCCTTGACGTACCTTGACGGATAGAGAGAAATGGCATCTTTAAATAAAAAGCAAAAACTCTTTATTGTACGGTCACTTGCTGTATTTAATACACCTCAAGAAACAGTATCGCTCGTCAAGGAAGAATTTAACATTGATGTGACACGTCAACAGGTCGAGACGTATGACCCTACTAAAAGAGCTGGTAAAGATCTTAGTGCTGAATTAAGAGCAGAGTTTGATCTGGCGAGAAAGGATTTCTTAGATAAGCCCGAGCATATCCCAACAGCAAATTTATCTGTACGCCTAAAAATATTGAATGATTTAGTCTACAAAAATTCTCGAAATGTTAGGGCTGTTAGAGGACTGTTAGAACAAATTGCCAAAGAAGTAGGTGGTCAATTTACTAATACAAGTAAAACCCAATTAACGGGCGCAGATGGGCAACCATTGCAACCTCAACATGTTACTCAAGTTGTCGCAACGCCTGAACAAATAAAGCAGGTGTTAGATGAACTCCAAGGTAAATACTAAGCTGCTTGAAATGCAGCTGGAGCGTGAACTCTGTGAGAAAGAACACTTATTCTTTACACGGCGTTTTTTCTTGCCTCGCATGGGCTTTAAGTTTTCGGTCAATTGGCATCATGAATATATTGCCGACAAGATTGATGAGGTAATTGCTGGCAAGGTTAAAAACCTAGTTATTAACGTTCCACCCGGAAGCGGTAAAACTGAATTACTCACAAATCTTATTGCCCGTGGTATAGCGCGTAATGCACGTTCGCGCTTTCTGTATTTGTCTTTCTCGCAGTCACTTGTGGAGGATGTATCAGCAACAGCAAGGAATATTGTTAAGTCGGAAGACTTTCAGAATTTATGGCCTGTAAAGATCTCTACCAGTACGGACGCTAAGTCTAGTTGGAAAACCACAGTCGATGGATATGACGCTGGTCATGTTTATTCTGCGTCGATGGGTGGGCAGGTCACAGGTCGCCGTGCCGGTACATTAGCGGATGAAGGCTTTACTGGTGCAATTATTCTCGATGACCCATTAAAGCCTGAGGATGCATTTAGCCAGACAGCAAGACGTAAAGCTAACCGCAAGATATTAAATACGGTCAACTCGCGTAAAGCTAAATCTGATACGCCAATTATTCTGATCATGCAGCGTTTGCACGTTGAAGATCCGACTAACTTTGTGATGACTGGTAATGTGCCTGGTGAATGGGAACAGATCAGTATTCCCGCGCTTATCGATGATGAGTACATCAGTAAATTGCCTGAAAAAATTCAGAGCAAAATTCCACGTGATGTTGAGCGAGATGCGAAAGGTCGTCAAAGTTATTGGCCATTAAAAGAATCATTGCAATCGCTATTGCAACTCGAACAAGGCGGACAGGATAAAGACGGCGCTACGGTATCGCGTTACACGTTCGCAAGCCAATATCAGCAAGCCCCGAAAAAGCTGGGTGGTGATCTTGTTAAATCTGAATGGTTCCCTCGATATGTGGAATTACCAGTTCTTAAGTGGCGTGCAATATGGGCCGACACGGCTCAGAAGGTCAAGAAGCATAATGACTTTTCTGCGTTCATATGTGCTGGCCTTGGCTATGACAACAACCTTTACATCATTGATGTAAAGCGCGGCAAGTGGGAAGCACCAGCACTATTAAAAGTAGCTAAGGACTTCATTAAAAAACACAAAGATGGCAATACCCAAATCGGCAAGCTTCGATATATGGCCGTAGAGGATAAGGCGAGTGGTACCGGATTAATTCAAACCATTGCTAAAGAAACAACATTACCTATTCGAGCTATTCAGCGTGGCGATGACAAGCTTTCGAGGACTATGGATGTAATTCTTTATGTTGAAGATGGCCGAGTCTTATTGCCAGCAGAAGCACCATGGCTATTGAACTACGTTGAAGAGATTGAAGGGCTCACTGCTGATTGGTCACATGACCATGACGATCAGTGGGACCCAACCATTGATGCAATTAACGATTCAATAGCAAGCAAGCCAACTGTATTTGATTAGAGGAAATTATGGCTGAAACTAAAAAGCCCGATGCAATTGGCGATGCAGGGGCGTATACAAACCTTGTCTCAAATATTGGTACCGAACGTGACAAAGCTTCACACGGTTCTTTCGTTAAGAAAGTAATTCCTGATGAGCAATTAGAAGCTGTGTATCAACATTGGTTAGCTAAGCGAATCGTCAACCGCCCGGCAAGTGACATGCTCCGAGCTGGATGGTTTTTTGAAGGGATTCAAGACAACGATTTATTGAAGCTTAAAGAGGCGTGTAAGGCTTTTAACTTAGATGGGGTGCTCTTATCTAGTTTGGTACTTCTCGCTTATATGGCGTTTGTTATGTGCTTCTAGGGACTGTAGACGGCGGCAACCTAGATCAACCGTTTGATTTAAACAAGTTAGGCGTTGGTCGTTTAGAGTTTTTCACTGTGCTTAAGAAAAAGTACATTGAAGCTGATACCAGTAAATACTTATCGCCTAAGGAGGCAGGTGGACTTTTAAAGCAGCCTGAATTTTATAAGTTAAAGCTGGACGGGAAATCAACTCAAAGGATCCACCATACCCGCTTATATAAGTTTGGCCATGCCGATGTAGTTAATGAAGAGCCGGTAAGTATTCTTCAGGAAGTTTACGAGGACCTTTTAGATCATGCTGCTGTAAAGAAGGCCACTGCCAGTCTTGTTCATGAATCAAAAATTGATGTGATTAGAACGCCAGACTTAGTGGAGAAGATCAAAGAAGACATGAAATCAGTTGCTGAACGTTTTCTTAGTGTCGGATTGCTTAAAGGCTTAAATGGCATGATCGTGCTTGATGCAGAAGAGGAATACGACTCTAAGTCATATAGCTTTGGCGGTTTGCCAGACCTTATGCGTGAATTCTCTATCCAAGCTGCTGGTGCTGCCGATATGCCATATACGATTTTATTCGGGCAATCACCTGCAGGCATGAACGCAACTGGCGAGCATGACACACGTAACTATTATGACAGTATCGCAACTAAGCAAACATGGTCCTTAAAGCCATTCATGATGAAGCTTTTAAGGGTAATTGTTCAAACTACATTTGGACGTCAGATTCCAAGCTTAGACGTTGTATTCAATCCACTCTGGCAATTAGACGCTAAAGTCCGTTCTGAGGTTGAAAAGGCTAACGCAGAACGGGATGCTAAATATTTAGAGATGGGCATCATTACAGAGCCACAAATAGCACGGCAGCTACTCATTGATGGTGTTTATTCAGTGATTGATGAAGAACATATCAAAGAGCTTGAAATAATGGTGAAGCGAAATGACGACGATAATTCAGATCCTGAAACCACACCTCCAACAGGCGAAGAAACGTAAAAAAGGTCGTAAAGCTTCTAAGCCGAGGGCCGTGCACGTAAATCGCCGTGTAGAGCTATATTACACACGACAACTACTGGCTATTTCAAAATACTGTCAGGAACAAACAAAAGAATTGGTTATTCCTACAGTCGGCCAGAATATCGGTGATGCTTGGTTTTCTGACATGATGACGGCGTTTAGGGAAAAGCTCACAAAGTATGTTGTTGAGGTTTCGCGACCGTTAGCCACAAAGGTCGTGACTGACACCCAAAAGGAAGTGGACAAGCAAATTGCAGAGCACACCAAAACAATTATTGGTGTGGATTTAACGCCGTTTTTTCGAGCTGCTGATATTCAGGATGAGGTAGATCTAAACATCACGGCTAATGTCAGTTTGATTAAGTCAATTCCGCAGCAATATGCCGATAAGCTTGAGGTATTAATCACTAATGCTTTGCAGACTGGACAAACCAATGAAGAGTTGGCCAAAGCTATTAAGCAATTAGGGTTATCTACTGATTATCGTGCACGTCTTATTGCTAGTGATCAGATGGGCAAGATTAACGGCCAAATTAACCAAGCTCGACAGCTTTCGATGGGTGTTGAGACATACACATGGCAAACGGCGAAAGACGAGCGAGTGCGCCCAGATCACCAGCATAAACAGGGCAAGACATTTAGATGGGATTCACCGCCAGAAGGGGGGCATCCCGGTCAGCCTATCCGATGTCGTTGCACGGCATTGCCTAATTACGAGGATATCTTAATTGACTGATTCTAACGCTAGCGAGAAATGCTGGAAGTGTGGGAAAGTCCATGGCACAAATGATGGTAGTGGTTACCAGCCTTGTCGCAATACTGAAAGAAGACCAACACCGCCATATGTCCCAACCCCTCCAATTAAATGGGATGAAACGGAAACTTCAAGTTCTGTTACACCTGAGCAAATTAACCAGATCCGAGAACTCACTTTGAAGAAAGTTTTTCTGTCAGTTCTTTTAATCTCAATTCCTATTCTGATTTGGAAATTAGATTCAATCATCATGGCTTTTAAGGCCTAATTTTAATGTGAGGATTAGAAGTCATGAGACGTAAAAAGTTTCCAAAAGAACGGTTTTATCGCCGTTTAGAGGCGCAGGGATTAGTTAAAGGCGGTTATGTCAACTGGAATGGCGAGCTAGAACACTGGCAACTTCCTTATTGTAACTTTCCAGACTTAGCAAAGGCGGCGGGTAAAGCCGCTGAAAAGTTTCTAGAGGTGGCTGAAAGCTTAAAAGGGTTGCAGCCGCCAAATATTAAAACCATTAAAACAAATATTTTTATTAATGGTGTTGATCTCGGTTTAGCAAAAGATTTTTCTATTACCTATTCAAGAACGTAATTTTAAAAATTGATAAGCCACCTTCGGGTGGTTTTTTATTGAGCGCAATTTATGAAAAACATTTACCTCTTCAAGGTAGGTGACTTTGCGCCAAGTGAATCAACACGCTCATTTACCAAAGAAGGGTATCTGAAATGCGTCAATGTTCGCTTAGCAAAAGCGCCTCAGGTCCGTCAGTACTATGCCTATGAGTTCCCGTCTTTAGAGGGTTATTCAGCAGACCAGATTATTAACATCTATACACCTGCAGAAGAACTCTTTAAGCCTGAAACGATCGCTAGTTTTAATGGCGTAGATGCAACTGACTATCACCCACCTAAAAATGAAATTAATGCCTCTAACTGGAAGGATTATCACATTGGCTATTGTGAGAACGTCCGGCAGGAAGGGGATTACTTAGTGGGTGATCTGCTCATTAAGGACAAGATCAGTATTGACCTTATTCAAAGTAACGAGCGCATTGAGATGTCGCTTGGCTACGGGGCCATGTTAGTTGTTGAGCAAGGTACAGCACCAGACGGTACGCCGTACCAAGCTAAATTTATCAATTTTAATGGTGATCACATAGCTCTCGTTAAGTACGGGCGTTGTGGTGGTGATTGCCGAATCGGTGACGAAAAGCAAACTCCAAAGGGGAAAACAATGGAAGTAAGTGTAAACGGTATTCGTTTTGAGATCGGCGATAACAAGCCCTTGGCGGATGCATTAAAGCAGCAACAAGAGCAGCTGGAAAACTTGAAGGCTGCAAAACTTAAAGTCGGGGATAAGCAATTTTCTATCGGTGATGAATTAAACGCAGTTCAAGCGGTGGTAGATCAATTGCATACCGAAAAAACCACTCTTGAGCAAAAAGTGGGAGATCTGGAAAAGAACCAGATGACTCCAGAAAAGGTTGAGCAAGCCGCTGCCGAACGTGCAGCTGTGATTGCTGATGCTAAAGCATTAGTACCAACGGTTAAAACAGAAGGTTGCACTTGTGAGCAAATCAAGCGCGATGTAATTGCAGCCAAAGCGGGTGATGCGTTAGTAACAGCTTTAATGGGTAGCGTTGCTGTAGGTGATGCAAAGCCTGAGCAGATCGATACAACTTTCCGCGCATTATCGGCTGTAAAAGGAACTCATCCTTCGAACCCGGTGGCCGATGCTCTGAACCACCAACAAAATATTAATGCTGGTGATGGCAAACCTGCTGGTGGTGAAGAGAAAAAAACCAACAACAAAAAAGAAGCTTGGAAACAAAGCTTCTAATTATCTGGAGAAAAGAGAATGTCATTAACACCTCAAGCAATTCCGGGTATGCGAGCTCGTCTCCATATGCCCGAAGAAATCTTATCTTTGGCAGTCGCTGGCGCTACAGTATTAAGCGATGGGGAGGTAGCGGTACAGTCTGCGGATGGTAAAACCGTAAGTGCTGTAACAGGTGCTACCAATACAAAATTTGGTGTGGTTGTTTTTCAGCATGTAGGTAAGTCTGGAATAAATGCCTTAGGTAAAGAAGCCTATCAAGCCAAAGACTGTGCACCGATCATGCAGATTGGTTCAATCTGGGTAAAACCCACTGCACCTGTAATTGATATCAAGGCAAAGGTGTATGTCCGTACCTCGAACCCAACAGCACAAGCGCCCTTAGGATCTCTTTCATCTGCAGCATTAGATTCTACTGAACTACCTAATGCCTCTTGGGAAACCATCACAGGTCCTGATGGTTTAGCAATCCTTCGATTACGTGGAGCATAATCAATGTCAAAACAATTAGAACAAATGAAAATTCGTTTATCGGCCGTTGCACATGGCGTGCAAATTGCCGTTGGTGATGCCTTTAATTTAGATAACTTTGCCAAGTTACTTTTAAAGCTTGAATCAATTGATGACATGACGCCGCAGCTTGCTGAAGCTCAAGCCTACGCGAAGTACTTACCGATCGAAGGTTTAGAAGGTGCGGTCATTGGTTCTGCAAGTGTCTTACAGCGTAAGAAAGGTGTAGGACGTGGTAAACGCTTCTCAGGTCAAGGTAATGATGTGCCATTGGCAGAGGTTGTATACGATGAAGTAAAACTTACCGTACAGCCGGGTGTAATTGGTTACGAAATCAGTATCTTTGATGCGGCAGCAGCATTGAAAGCAGGTATCCAGCTAACCACTGACAAAGTAGCTGCTGCTCGTTTGGCCTATGAAAACCATATGAGTGATGTTGCATGGTTTGGTGAACCTGAAACGGGTTTACTTGGTTTCTATAACCAGACTGGTGTAGAGGTCATTACTTCAACAATAGATTATGCAACCGCTACAGTTGAAGCTGTTCTTGCAGATATTAACAAGGCGATTAAAGGCGCTACCAATGCTTCAAAGTTTGATAGCAGTGTTCAACCAGACACTTTCGTGATGCCTGAAAATAAGTTCACGATTCTAGCAAGCCGTATTGTTCCAGACTCTGCTGGTAAAACTTTCCTTGAATATATTAAGGAAAAGAATACTTTTGCAATGCAAGGTAAAACACTAACGTTTACTTCTGAAAGCACGCTTGAGGGTAAAGGTGAAGGTGGTACGGACCGCAGCATTATTTATCGCCGTGATCCAAGCTGTATTACTTTCCGTTGTAATGAGCTGGAATTCTTGGCAGCTCAACCTATCAATTATGTGATGCGTACACCAGGACACTATATGTATGAAGGTGTCTATTTAAAACGTGTCGATTCTCTCCGCTACTACGATGTTGAATAAGGAAAACTAAACATGCCAAAAATTACTTACAGCGGCTCTCAGGCCGCTTTTTCTTTTGATGGGATTCAGGTTGGTAAAGGCCAAACAGTAGAAGTCAGCGCTGAGGATTTCACGCGTATTTCTAAAGGGAAGGCTTTTAAGTCACTTGTAGAAAAAGGTGAGCTCGAAGTTCAGGAAATCCCAGATGATGAGCCAAAAACAGCGGGTAAAACAGGTGGCCGTGGTGGTAAAGGCAGCAAATCAAACGATGGAGCAGGCGAACAGCAAAAGGCAGCAGATGAAGCAGCTTTGGCCGCCGTGAAAGCTGAACTAGCAGCGCTTGAAGTAACGTTCAGTGAGGATGAAACACTTGAGCAGTTACAAGCTAAGTTAGCTCAAGTTAAGGAATAAGGTGTGCCAATGGACGTACAAACGTTTCGTGAAAAGTTCTCGACTGATTCGAGTTTAATGTCTTTGCCAGATGCAAGAATTCAGGATGCATTGGAAGAAGCAGATTTGGTCGTATCTCAAATTGAGTTCGGGGCATTAAAGGAACGTGCTGTAGGTCTATATGCAGCACATATTCTTAAAGTTGGTACCGCAAGCGGCAATGGTGCCGCTTTTAGTAACGCCTCGAGCATGACAATAGCGGGTCAAAGCGTGAGTTATTCCCGATCATCGAAAGAAGCTTTCTATGATCTCAGCATGTATGGCCAGCGTTACCTTGCCTTAAAAAATTCCATTCCAATTGATGATGAAGGCACTAATCCTAACCGTTTAGGCGTTGGTGTTTTTGTCGTATAGGAGAATCCCATGCCTTTTAAATATCAGGCACCAGAAGGTTATAAGCCAACTAAACTCGTTATTGCCGGGCAAAACCTAGATATCAAAAACGGCGTTTTAGAATCTGATAATGACATTATCCATATTTTAAAGCCCTTAGGTTTTGAGCGTTTTGTCGAATTAGTTGAGCCAAAGAAATCGACGGCCACTGCTAAAGAGTAATTAAGCTATGAGTGATTATCGTGTTGATAAGCAAGTCAACTTTGATGAGATGAATGATCGGGTTAGGTTTGAAATAAGACGCACGATTAACGCTCTTACTTTACGCTTACAGCGGATTGTTCAGGAAGATATGTTGAGTGGCCAAAGGCTGAACGTACAGTCTGGCCGCTTACGTGGATCCGTTTCATCAAAAGTGGATGAGGATAAGGATTCGATTGAGGGAACGGTGGGAGCTGGTGGTGCTTTGGTACCTTATGCACCTGCACATGAATTTGGCTTAAATGGTTCTTTGGGAGTTAAAGCTCATCTTAGGACAATTAAACAAGCTTTTGGCCGACCTATCTCACCAGTTCAAGTCAATATTAAGGCCCATTCAAGGAATGTACGTTTTAGAGAGTTACGTTTCATGCGTGATTCACTGGATATTGTGGCCAAGATTGTGCCGAAAAATATTGATGCAGCAATTCAGCGGGGTTTAGCAAGTGGATAGTGAAGCAATCTATCAAGCGTTGTTTGATCGGTTAAGTACAAAAGTAGAAGGATTGATTACCGTAAGTCGCCGTTTACGTCACTTTAACCATGTGACAGCAGAACAACGCCCAGCCATGTTTATTACACAAGGTAATCAGCAAGAAGTACCGGTTCATGGTTTAGATTCAAAAGTTGAACTAGCTGCTGAGGTTTATCTTTATATCCATGAATCGGATACTGCAAAGCCTCCATCATCACAGATGAATATTTTAATTGATCGTGTACGTGAAGCTATCAAACCAGAACATCCGGAATTTAGCGAATATCAAACCCTAGGTGGTTTGGTAGAGCACTGCTGGATCGAGGGCACAGTAGAAGTATATGAAGCAGTAGAAAATATGCTTGATGATCAGGCGATTGCCATTATTCCTATCCGGCTCCTCACAACCAACTAACAAATTATTCATTTTATGACCGCCTCGATGGCGGTTTTGTCATTTTAGAGAGGTCAAAATAAATGGCTCAATATTTATTTGGTGCCGGCAAGATCTTTGCTACACCGATTCAAGATGTTTATGGGCAACCGATTAATAATCCAACACCGGTTGAAGTAGGCGTATTACAGTCGGTAGGTGTCGATATTAGTTTCGATTTAAAAGAACTCTTTGGCCGTGGACAGTTCGCCGTTGATGCTGCACGTGGTAAAGGCTCTATTAAAGGTAAAGCATCGTTCGGCCGTATTAATGGCACATTGTTAAATTCCATTTTCTTTGGTGGTGTAGTTGCTGAAGGTGGGATTGAGACAGTATCTCAAACCATTAATGGTGAAATCGTTCCAGCAGGTGGTCTAGTAACTCCAGTAGTTCCAAATAGCGGCACCTTTGTTAAAGATTTAGGTGTAACAGATGGAAAGGCCATTCCACTTAAACGTGTGGCATCAGCGCCTGTGGCAGGGCAATACAGCGTGGATAATGTGACAGGTGCCTACACATTCGCTACTGCCGATGTTGGGAAGATAGTTTTTATTAGCTTCCGATATTCCGCAACAGTTGCAGGTGGTAAGTCAATCACCGTGTCCAACTTAGACATGGGTTATACACCTGAGTTTGCATTAGATCTGCAACGTGATTACAAGGGCAAATTCATGCATATGAATTTCTACCGTTGTACTAGTAACAAGCTTGGGTTCAGTTCAAAGCAGGATGACTACGATATTCCTGAGTTTGAATTCCAACCTATGGCTGATGATCTTAACCGTGTCTTCAAAATCGATTTATCGGAGTAATACCAAATGCAATTTAAGCAAGTTGAAAACCCACGTGGCTCTACAGTTATTGTTGATGGCCAGCCATTTGTTTTTGCTCCATTGTCTCTTGGTGCAGTTGAGAAACTATTGCCGGCACTTCAATCATTCAAGCCAGATGATGTCGGCACTGTGATTGATGTGGCACACAAATCCTTGAAGCGAAATTACCCCTACATAACTCGTGATGATGTCGCTGAGATGCTGTTTATGGATCAGCTCACAGAAGTGATGGAAGCTGTAATGTCTGTGTCTGGTCTTAAGGGAAATGATGACGGCGCTGCAGGTGGCTCGGGGGAATAGATTGGGAGGAGCTGTACACGCATTTAGTGCTGACGATGGGCAAAGATTACGACTATGTTCGTAATGAAATGGATCTACCTAGATTAAGAGCATTAGGTGCGTATCAGCAAAGTAACCCTCCCGCACATATAGGTATACAACGCCTTTGTCGTATCTTGGAGGCATTTATGGGAATTGAGGAAACTGAACCAGTTAAAACAATTTCTAATGAAGATGATGAAGACGATATGCTTGAGGTTTTAGAAAGTTTTCCGCAGGGTGGTTAAGGCTGCCCTATTTGCAAAATGTGTAAGCGTTGGTTAAAGTTTGTAAATTAAAACTTTATAAGGATAAATCTGTGGCTTTAACTAATTGTAAAGAGTGTGGGGCTCAAGTTAGCACTCAAGCTAAAAACTGTCCAAACTGTGGGGCTAAAGTCAAAAAGCGCTCTATTCTTAAGTGGATTTTTTTAGGATTCGTCATTCTGTTTATTATTGGAATCATTGCTGGTGGTGGTGAAGGATCTTCTTCATCAAATAGCACTAAAGAATTGTCACCTAAAGAAGATGCACTTAAAAATACTGTCTTAGATTATGATTGGGCAAAAGGTGGTTTTGATAGTGTCATGTTAGTTGATTTTAAAATTAAAAATAATAGTAAATATGACATTAAAGATATCACCGTAGAGTGTGAACACTATTCCAATAGTAAAACTAAGATCGACAGCAATAGTCGAGTAATTTATGAGATTGTTAAAGCTGGTGAAACTAAAACAGTCAAACAATTTAATATGGGCTTTATACATTCTCAAGCTGCATCGTCAGGTTGTGGAATAACTGACTTAGTTGTTATTCAGTAAGTATTCTGCGTCAAAATTAACCCCGTTCTAACGGGGTTTTTTATTTTAATTTACCTTGCATCGGCAAGGTTTTTTTATGCCTAAGAGGTAGGTATGGCAAATAATAACCGTGTTGAAGTACATGTCGGTGCAAAAACTTCTGAGCTCAAGGAAGGGATGCAAGATGCAGAAAAAATAGTTTCTGATGCTTCCAAGAAAATTGAAAACACCGGAAATAATATCGACTTTAAACTTGATCTATCAAATATGAGATCAGAGTTAAATGGTTTTGCATCTGGCCTTTCAGAGAGATTTAAAACTGTAGGGAACGATATTAAAAGCTCCCTTACCAGTGGCTTATCTCTAGTTAAAGGCGGATTTTTTCTTGGCATTGGGCAGGAAATTGCTAGAAGTGTCGCCGAAGGGGTGGCTGCAATTCCAGATCTAGTTTCCGCCGTAGGTAAAGCGTCTAAGGAGCTAGAAATTCAATCACGCTTGGCTAATGCGAATACTAATGAATTCCAAGAATGGGCCTTCGCTGCAAAGAAGGTTGGTGTCGAGCAAGATAAGCTGAGTGACATCATGAAGGATGTCAACGATAAGTTTGGTGACTTCATGCAAACAGGCGGCGGAGAAATGGCCGACTTCTTTGAAAAGATTGCCCCTAAAGTTGGAGTAACTGCTAAAGAATTTCAAGGTTTATCTGGACCTCAAATTCTTGAGAAGTATCATCAAACCCTTCAAAAGGCCAATGTCTCTCAAGCCGAAATGACTTTTTATATGGATTCATTGGCTGATGATGCGACATTATTGGCACCACTTTTAGATAATAATGCCGAAAAATTAAAGGAGTACGCAAAACAAGCTCATGATTTAGGGGTGATCATGAGCTCAGAAACAATGCAATCAACGAAAGAATTCAATACAGCATTAGAGACGATTCATTCAACTGTGCAAGGTGTTATGTCTCGAATGGCTGCTCAAGCAGCACCAGCGTTGACAGACTTGGCAAATAGATTTTTAAATTTTGCAGTTGAATCTAAAGAAGGAATTGATGATTCCATAAAATCTATTATCAGTATTTTTGGCAGCTTCTTTAGTATTGTTGAGGATATTTTTAATACCATTGGTGGGATTTGGCAGGATTTGACGAGCAATATCGGTGATGGATCGGCAGCACAAATTGGTTTTATGGATGCTGTATCGGTTGTGATTCGTGGTTTAGGAATAGTAGTAACAGGCTTTCAGGTTGGTGTTCAGTCCGCCTTTGCAATTATTCGCGCCGTTGTAGTTACAGTATGCCAAGCTCTTATCATTGCATTTAATGGCCTTATGGCTGGCTTTGATATGGTTCGTAGCACTATCCAGTACGGTCTGGATGTTCTACAAGTCAAGTTTCAAACATTTGGTAGTGTTGTTAACAATATTCTTCACTTCGATTTCTCAGGTGCGAAAGCAGCTTGGGAGGGTGGCTTATCTCAACTTGGCGGTATCACTGATCGATATACCAATCAAATGAAAGGCCGAATGAATGACCTGAAAAACACATGGAATGCAGGGGCAGCTACAGCCACTAATTCACTCGTAACTGCTGGGCAACGGATTCTCGATGTTACTTCCACAGGTGGTAAAAAAATTACCAACTATGTGTATAAGGATCCTACAAAACCCATTGAAAAACCAGATACGCCAAAAATAGGAATTGGCACTCCACCTCCAAATCCTAATAAGGGCATTGGTACAGGTGTTAAGGATGATAAAGGCTCTAAATCATCGGCAAAATCTAAAGCTGAGCAAGAGGCTAAAGAGCGTCAACGACAAGCAGAGCAGGCAGCTAAAGCACTGGCTGATATTCGGTATAAGTATGCATCCGAAGAAAAGAAAGTCGCTTTAGATCTACAAAAGGCATTAGATGATATTGAAAAATCTAAGATGACTGCTGATGAAAAAGCCGCTGCCAAAGTCAAAGCCGAAAAGGATGCTTCAGACAAGATCATTGCTATCCGTTCAAAAGAGTTTGAGGAATATAAAAAAGCTCGTGAAGAACAGATCGACAATTATCAACAGCAAGCACAGCGCCTTTATGAAATTGAAGCGGCACGGATCCAAGCTGAATTTGATGCCAAGAAAATTTCAAATGTCCGTAAAGTTCAGTTGGAAAAACAGCTAGAAGATCAGTTACGCGAAATTAAACGACAAGGTCTTTTAGAACGTTTAGCTTTGGAAAATGAGCAGACCAACATTACAGGCAAGCAAGGTAATCAAAACCAAATCACAAACAATATTTCTGATCTAGAGACAGATCAGAAAGTTGCTGACACTAAGTCTATGGGCTTGATCAGTGATGCGGAAATGAAAGACTTTGAAGACAAGTTCGGAGGCTTTACTTCTCGGCTTTCTAACCTTTGGGATCAGGGCATTCAGTCACTTATGAATGGTACTTTGACTTGGAGCAATGCAACCAAGGCTGTACTTGCTGATATGGGCCAATTCGCATTGCAATCCGCTACTAAAGAGCTACAAGGTTGGCTCAGAATCCAAGCTATTAAGCTAGCGCGAAAGCTTGGGTTTGTCGGGGCAGAAACAGCGGCTGAGGCTTCGGGGCAGGCTGCACAAACAGGTGCAACAATCGCAGGGGAAGCAACACGAACCGGTGTTACTGCTGCAGGTGGTTTAGCTCGTTTAGGTTTAAAAGCTGCTGAAGCTATCAAAGGAATCATGATGTCAGCTTGGGAAGCAATGGCGGGCGCATTTAAAGCCATGGTTGCTATTCCATACATTGGTCCAGTTCTAGCGGTTGGTGCAGGTGCTGCTGCCTTTGGCTTGGTTGCTGGTCTTGCTGGCAAGATCAAATCTGCTCGAGGCGGTTACGACATTCCATCTGGTGTGAATCCAGTTACCCAGCTTCACGAAGATGAAATGGTTTTACCTTCACAACATGCAAATACCATTCGTGAAATGGGTAAAGCCATGCGTAGTGGTGCAAGTTTCGGTGCGGCTGCCGCGGCCGAAGGTGGGGGAAGTGGGCCTGTAATCAACCTTGGTTTCCTTGATACCAAAGGTGCAGATCGTTGGTTAAAGAAAAACAGTAAAGCCGTTGCGGACAGCTTAAAGGGTTATCGCCGTAATTTTGGTAAATAAGGAGGTATAAGTGTCAAACGTATTATTTCCAGAATTACCCGGTCTTGAATGGGATACATCAATTACCCCGATGTTCAATACCAAGATCATGACTTCTATTAATGGCCGCGAGCTCCGTGCGAGTTTTCAGGCCGCACCGAAATATGAAATCTCGTTGTCTTACGCTTTTTTGCGTGAAAATAAGGGGAGAAAGGAATTGCAGCAACTTCAAGGATTTTATTTAGAGCGCCGTGGGGCATTTGATTCTTTTCTCTATAAGATGCCTGATGATAATGAGTTTAGTTGCACTTTTATTGGTGATGGTACTACTACAACTTTCCAGCTATACAAGGATATGTATACCAGTAAATTGCCATTAGGTAATACTGAAGAGCAGATTATTGGTGAAGCTGATCCGAATATGTGGAATCAAGTACCTGTAAAAACGATGTGGAATTCTGACCCAGAAAAGTTGATGTGGAATTCAGCAACTGCGCAGGTAACTAGTGATGGTAAGTATATTCTTTCACAACCAATAGAAGAGGGTGTAGAGGTAACAATAAAAGGTACTTTCTACTATCGCTGCCGTTTTAAAGATGACACACAGCAATATATCAACTTTATGCATAAGCTTTGGAAAGCAGGAAAGGTTGAATTAATTGGTTCTTTGGGGAACAAGATATGAGACAGGCCTCTCCAAAACTTATAGCCTTGTTAGATGCTGATCAGTTCATCATGGCCGATCTTTATACCATCACAACTATTCAGGGCATTGAGTATCGCTATACAAGCTATGACGTCAATTTGACAGTGCAAGGTAAGGAGTTTCGTGCTGATGGGCCAATTATCAGCCGAGAAGGGACTAGCCTTTCATTAGGTATTGAAGTAGATAACTTATCTATCACTATTGAGGCAACTGAAAATACAAAGTTCGGCGATGTACCCATAGCTCAAGCTTTCCATAACGGAATTTTAGATGGCGCTCGGTTTAAGTTAGAACGAATTTTCATGGATATGAATACTCCTACCGATACTAGTGCCGGCACTTTAGTCTTATTTGAAGGGCGTATTGTTGAGCCTGAGCTTAATCGATATGAAATCAATGCAAGTGTGGTTTCTGATGTAGACAATTTAAAACTTCAGATGCCGAGAAACTTGTATACACCAGGATGCTTAAACACCTTGTTTGATAGTGCATGTGGATTATTAAGTCCTGATTTCGCCATTAATACGACCATTGCAGCCAATAGCACACCAAACCGGATCCTTTGTGATTTAAGTCAGCCACAAGGATGGTTTACACAAGGCGTTGTAGAGTTTTTAGAAGGGGTAAATATTGGGATTAAACGCACCGTACGCTTACATGAAGCAGGTTCTTTGCTCCTAACTTTGCCACTTTTAGAAATGGCAGAAATTGGTGAAGCAATTCGTGTTTATCCGGGATGTGATAAACGTCTCGATACCTGTACGAATCGATTTAATAATCGTTCCCGTTTTCGTGGTGCACCATTTGTACCAGTGCCTGAAACATCAATTTAAACAAATTAGTCTTTAACCAAAAGCCCTGCATTAAGTAGGGCTTTTTTATGGGGTTACCGAGATGGCCACATCAGTTCCAGCCGATAATGATTTAATTGGCAATACAGTTTCTGAGCAGCAATTCAAGACAAGCCTAGCGCAGTTTCTACAGAATGCCCGTGAGAAAGAAACGGACATCAGCACATTAACTGCTCAAGTCCAACCACTTGCCACCAGTCCAGCTACTGTGGTTAAAACTTACGATCCGTCTTTAAATTATAAAGGGGGAGCTACTCCACAAACGGCTGCACCAGCCTCGCCAAAAGAAAAGGACTGCTACCTTGTAAGCGCCAGCGGTAACGTATTTGGAGTATTAGCTGAACAAGGCCAGTTATTAATTAGAACAGCAACTGGCTGGCAATTAGGTGAGCTATATGAAGTTTATCAGCGTCAGTTGCAAGGAACAGAAAGCGGTGGACCAGCACCTTTAGCTGTAGCTTTTAATTTTTCTATTACTGGTCACATTAGTAGTTCTGGTGTATTTACAGCATCAAGCTATCAAACCACTTATTTTAAGCCAGTAAAGGCTGGTCAGAATCTTAGTTATGTATCTGCTGGAAGCTCAGCTGTATCGGTCTTATCTTTTTATGATTCAAGTTTTAACTTTATTAGTCCGATTGTGGGTAATGGCGGAGTAGCGGTAAGAACGGCTGTAGTTCCTGCGAATGCTGCATATGTCAGATTATCCAATAACCCGACACTTGTTGCTTTGCCATACTGTAATGCTGTCATTGACTCAGTCATTAATTCAAGTGATGTAGTAAAGCAGAATGATTTCACTGTAGAGACCTCATTAAATTTAGCCCGTCCTGAATACATTATTAATGATTACTACGTTAATAACACAGGTTCCGTTTCTGCTGGGGCTGGTTGGAAATATATCAAGATTCCGGTAGTGGCAGGCAAGACATATACGTTTGGTGGATTTGGCATTACTACAAGCGGCTATTACTCGGTTCTGAATGCAGCAAGTAATGCTACTTTGATGTATGGAAGTTACCAAACAGGATCATTGCCCAAAACAATCACGATTCCCGAGGGCGGTGCTTGGTTAGCATTTGATGTGTGTCGTCCGCAAACAGATCCATCTTTATATGCAGAGCTGGCGGCATATGAGGGTGATGTCTTATTAGATTATGTTGAGCCCGTCGATACCATCCTCCGCATTAGTGGCCTAAAACTTGCGGGTACTGCTGAGGGTGGCGGTGGTCCTTTGCCAGAAAATGTTGTCGTTCAAGGTGGTGATGCAACGCTAGGAACCATAACAGCTGATGAATTGATTGTCGGAAATATCAGAGGGGCATGGCCACGTTCCCCAGAAGGTCTACCCGTCGGAGACATTTATGTGGACGAAAATGGGTTTGTTAAAGTGGTGATCTAATTATGGACATTTCTTTTTTTTCAGCTAATACACTTGGGGCATCAATTTGTCCCATTTTTAATGGCCATATTGCTATTGTTTGCCACAATACAGACCGCTTAATTGATCGGCACTATGCACTAGCCGAGATGTATGCATTTAAATACAACGTGCAATGCACGTCTTTTTTGCATGCATTCGGCGAGACAACTTCCTCAACTCTGGATAATGTAACAACGGTGGAAAACCAGAATTATGGTGAAACCATTAAGTCTGTACATAACACGGGGCGTATCAGTTTCGGGCTATATTGGCGCTCCGATATGTGGATTAATCCACGCACCGGTGTGCAAGAAACTATTCCTGACTACAACTCTAAAACATGGACGAGTTTAGGCCAGCAATATTTCCCTAATGTTGTCATTGGTGAAACCAAGGCTGATAAATACCCTAACCATGGCCAGCAGCTATTTGATAAATCAAATGGAGAGTTTGGCTATGACATGATTAATCAAGTTATGGGTGCGTCAAACCTCTCTGAGACTTACCTTCATACTGAACAGCAACTAAACCATATCAAAGCAATTTCTGGAATTGATTTAACTTCTGGATCTTTTACTAATGGGGCGCAAGGTGGCTGGAATGTATTAATTCCAAAATTATTTGGTATGCGTAATTCAGCTTATGGGTATGCAGGTAATAATGGCAATATCAAATACTTTGGCCTTAGTCGCCAAGAAATGATGATGCAGGCCTCTACGTGCCGAGGATGGGATGCTGTAAATGCTGGGCAAATTGTAGATCAAACGGCGGCTTTAAATTATTCAGCTTCTGAAATTAATAGAGCAATTGTCGCCGGTGGACTTTATAGCGAGTTTATGCACTGGCATAGCTTGTATAGATCTGGTGATACTGCTTTCTTTGAGTCATTTATGCAGATGGTCAATACTGCTATCAATGGTCGTGATGTGTGGCGAGCGGGCAATAATGAAGTTAATGAATACTATGTTATCGCCAATTCAATAGAGCGTATTGGTAGCTACATGGCCAAAGGTAAAGCTTATATAGCGGTTCAGTTTAAGGATCTTTTTATTGACTCGGATACCAACGGGATCAGTAACGCAATAGATCCAACTAGAATGACCACTCCGATTTCTATACAAGTTGATTTAAATGGGACGAGTCTAGCGGGCAAAAATATTTATTCCCGTCAGGCACAAACGGTTAGAAATGTGGGCTCAAATCTTTGGATTATTAATGTCTCGCCAATCAATACATATAAGAACGGTGCAATGTTGTTTGAAGTTGAAGAGGCACTTAACAATGATCAACTTTATGATGCCTTAGCACCGACTTTAAGTATTTCAGGTAGTACCGTTACATCTGATAAGAAAGCTAAGTTTGTTATTTGGCGTAAATCCATTAATGCTGAAGATAAAACGATGGAAGCTGTACACCGTACTACAGAGTTTTCTGGATCTTTAATCTACCCGTTTGATAACACCAATTTTAAATATCACGTAGGGGGTATTACCCGAAGCCGTGTAAGTAATCTATTGAGTATTTAATGTATGAAAAAGAATATTGAAGCGGTTGAAGAGGCTCTTACATGGCTGGGTACTCCATATCATCATCAAGGTCGTATAAAAGGTGTGGGTGTAGATTGCGGAACTTTGATCTGTGAGGTCTATGAAAAAGTAGGGCTTATGGATCATTTGGATCCTAGGCCATATCCACCTGATTGGCACTTACACCAGATGGGGCAACGTTATTTAGAACTCATTTTAGGTGTATGTGATCCAGTAGAAGGTCCGCCACAACCTGGTGATATTGTTTTATATCAATTTGGCAAGTGTATCAGTCATGGTGCAATTGTTATCGAATGGCCACAGGTCATCCACAGTTACCTCCATCAGGGAGTCATTATCCAAGATGGAACAAAAGGAAGTTTAGCCCGGCGAATTGCCGGGTTTTTTCGTATGAAGAGGCTTAAATAAATGGGTGGATTATTTGGTAGTACTACAATTAGTACAACGGATACCCGTATTAACTCTATGCGGATCCAGCAGTCAGCTTATGGGCTTTGCCAGCCATTGGTTTATGGCAAAACCCGTGTTGCGGCTAATATGTTTTGGTATGGAGATTTTACAGCTACACCTCATACAACAGTTCAAAAGTCTGGTGGTAAGGGTGGGGGTACAAAAACCAGTAATACCACCTTTAGTTATAGCGCCTCTCTCATGCTTGGTTTATGTGAAAACCAGATAAAAAAGATTGGCCTGATTTGGGTAGACAAAGAGCAATATGTACCTAAACAAGAAGGATCTATTATTTTAGATCCCATCGACCAGTTAAAATTTGAATTATTCGATGGAAATAATAATCCGCAGTGGGGATGGTTAGTATCAAAGCATCCAGAACAGGCAATTAATTATCCGTATTTGGGGTATGTAGCTGTATCTAATTATGAGATGGGTAATAGCGCCAGCCTTTCAAATCATAATTTTGAAGTGATCAGTACTATCACTCTATCTGACACAATTGATGATGCTAACCCGGCAGATGTTATTGAAGATTTTATTACTCATCCACGACATGGTGCGGCCCCAAATCTTAACATTGCGGATCTGGAAGAGTTTAGAACCTATTGCCGGGCAGCTAATCTCTTGATTAGTCCTGCATTCACAGAACAACGACCAGCTTATGAAACTATCAATGAGATTGTCGAGGCGGTTAATTGTGCTGTGGTACCAAGCCCGGATGGCTTAAAGATACGTTCTTTCGGGGACTCTGCAATAACGGGTAACGGCGTTACCTTTACACCTGATCTCACACCGGTTTACCACTTAACTGATGATGACTTTATTGGCGATGATGAGCCAGTACGTGTGCGCCGTAGCCGTGATACAGATGCCTATAATCATGTGCAGATTGAATACATTAATCGCTATAACCAGTACAACACTGAAACTACAGAAGCCAAGGACCAAGCAAATATTGAAATGTTTGGCTTGCGTACCGAGGACCCCGTGGAATGCCATTATTTTTGTGAGCCAAAAATAGCCCGCCATGCTGCACAACTTCGTTTACAACGACTGCTATATGTTCGCAATGAGTATGAATTTGATTTGGGATGGAAGTACTGCCGATTAGAGCCAATGGACATTCTTACGTTGACTGAATCGGGATTGGGGCTTGATAAATTCCCTGTACGTATTACTCGTATTGAGGAAGATGAAAGCGGCATGTTAACTGTTACTGCAGAAGAATTATCTATCGGTTCAAGATCTGCCATTGAGTATGACTCTCAAGCGTCAAATGGTTATCAAGGCGGAAATGAAGAACCGGGCAATGTGAATGCACCATCTATATTTGAGCCACCGCTGGATCTTACAGACGGCAAGAATCAAGTATGGGTTGCTATTTCTGGTGGGGCTAATTGGGGCGGCTGTAATGTTTGGGCAAGCCTTGATAATACGACATATGAAATGATTGGCACAATTTATGGATCTGCACGTTATGGGCAGCTTGTCACCGCCATTGATGCAGATGATACGACATTACAAGTTGAGCTAAATACAGCAAGCCAGATCTTCAGCGGAACATTAGAAGATGCTCAAGCTGACCAAACACTTTGTAAAGTGGGGGATGAGTATTTTAATTATCAAGTGGCCACTTTAAATGGTTCAGGTTTATATACCTTAAGTGATGTTTTACGTGGACGTTTTGATGATGCACAAAGCCACAACGCTGGTGAGCCATTTGTTCGTTTGGATAAAGCTATATTCAAATATCCGTACAATGAAGGTCTAGTAGAAAAACAAATCTTTTTAAAGTTCACAAGCTTTAATGGTTTGGAGCGTAAGGAGCAAACCTTAGATGAGGTTACGGCGTATAGCTATACTCTAAGTGGCGGACGTCCAGCAGGTGTTAAAGGCCTTTCCCTTCAATCACCGTTTGTCGGAACCACTTTCAAGGTTCAATGGCAAAGCTCAACTGGTGCAGATGGCTATCGTGTTCAGGTCTGGTCTAATGGGGCAATGATTCGTCAAGTTGATACCACCAATACGGATTATAGTTATTCAATCGAAGAGGCTAAGCAAGATGGTTTAGGCCGAGCTTACACAATTCGAGTAGCCAGCAAGAATGGCGACCAGATCAGCACGTATGCTGAACTAAGTATTAGTAATCCGGTACCGCCAGTACTTCTCAATGTGTACACAGCAGCAACCGTAGATTCTATTACGGTGAATTGGGTGCCTAGTGAAGTACCTGATTTGAAAGACTATGCTGTATGGCTAAGTCCTACCCCTAACTTTGATCCAACTCAAATGCCACCTTCGTGGATTGGCACAGATTTAACAACTACTTTTGGAGGACTACAATCAACTACCCCATATTACATTCGTGTTGCTGCACGTGATGTATGGGAAAACACGGTTTGGAACTATACAAATCAGATTACTCAGAATACTTCTGAAGCTTAAATTTAATTAATTCATAGCACCCAAACGGGTGCTTTTTTATTGCCTACTTCTGGAGTAAAAGGCATGGAACCAGTTTCTACAAGCGGTTTAACAGCACTATTAAAATTTTATGGGGCTGCAATTATGGTGGCCTTGGCAGTGGGGCTCGTTGCAGCAGTGGTATTAATGATACGTATGCCTCGTTCGCCGCAAGAATGGGCTGTAGGGCTAATCTGTACAGTCGTATCAAGTTTAGCCGGTGGCTCATTCATTATTGTGAAGTGGGGGCTTCATGAATGGGTTTCTGATATTTGGGGAATGATGGCCCTTGGTGGATTCTTTTTTATTAGTGGCATTCCCGGCTGGGCTTTGGTCCGATGGACTTTTAATTTCATTGATAAGCAGGAAGGCAAGACAATTGTCGAAGTACTCAAAGAAGTTAAGAAAGCCCGAAAAGACATTGAGAACAGTTAATACCGCCGAAAGGCGGTTTTTTACATCTAAAGGAAACGGAAATGAATATTGATCAATATCTTGAAGATCTGATTAAGCGCGAAGGCGGGTATGTAAATAATCCTGCGGATCGAGGAGGGGCAACAAAGTACGGCATTACTGAAACAGTAGCACGTACTAACGGCTTTAAGGGCAACATGAAAGATTTACCCCTTGATGTGGCCAAATCAATTTATAAGAAACAATATTGGACAGCTCCACGATTTGACCAAGTAAATGCGATTTCTTCTGCAGTGGCTGAAGAGCTTCTAGACACTGGTGTGAATTGCGGTACCGGCTTTGCAAAACCACTTTTACAACGAGCTTTGAACTTGCTTAATAACCAAGGTAAAGCAGGGTTCCCCGACTTAGAAGTAGACGGTGTTTATGGTTCAGAAACGCTAGGTGCTCTTAAAACATACTTGTCAAAACGCGGGAAAGAAGGCGAAAAAGTTTTAGTTCGAGTTCTGAACATTATGCAAGGACAACGCTACATTGAAATCTGTGAGCGTAATCCAAAGCAGGAACAGTTTTTCTATGGTTGGATTGCCAATCGGGTTGTTATATGACTTTCTTTCAATACAGACGTTCAAAGATAGCTTTCACAATCACACTGCTGAGCATTCTATTAACAGGATGCTCAGCTCATACGATCAATAGCAATGTGAGTGTAGGTATTTGTGTGAAAGCTCTCTGAGGAGGGCTTTATTTGTAATAATCTACATAAAAAATACTTTGAATTTTAGGCTCATATGGATTTAAACCACTCCAATTTTGAAAATCAATAATTTCATGTATATCCAGTGAAAATATTTTATTTAAGGGGTATTTACTTTTCTCTATAAGTATAAAAGGTGAAGTAATTCCATTAAATTGATGTGCTGTAAGATCAATAACATACTCCTCACTTTCTAACCAATAATGATTTTCTTCTTCCATATTTGTTCCCTTCATTATTTTAAAATCATTTATGCCTTCTTGTTGAAGAATCATTAATAGTAAGCTACTTGCTTCCTCACAGAAGTTTCTGGGAAAGACTTGCCATATCATTGGAGATTTAAGATGGTCTTCAAAAAACTTAAGAGCCGAGCTAGTTATCTTGTGTATTTTTTCGTATTGCATTTAATTTTAATCCTTTTAATCAACCGTTCCTAAAATAGGAATCATCTGTGGCCCCGTCATGCGAGGCTTACTAATAATCTCGACAAGTTCATCATAAGTTAAATTAAAAGAATCTTCACTATCAAAAACATAGACCATATTTTTCCCACATCAATTCCGGTCGTGAGTGGCGAGCTCTGGGTGATTGTTGTTAAGACAGAAACATTATCTGAAAGTTTACTAGTACAAACGATAAAAACTTGCATGGTAATCAGCTTCCTGTGCATCTTATTGTCAGGTTGCACAGCTCACACAATTAACACTTCAGTTAATGTTGGGATATGTGTCAAGGCTCTCTGATTGTTTGTTATGAGCAAATATTTGCACATAATTCAGAATTTTCCACAATATTGAGAAAATATTTGCTCATTTTAATTATTAATTTTGGGTAAGCCTTCCCAACTAAAATAATTCTGTGTCAGTTTGTCTCTTGTCATAGACCAACCACGGTTGGGCAATCTACAGCTACCCACAGCAATTTTATGCTTTCCAAACTTCTCGACTACTTGTTCTATAGTAGTCATTAAATTCTCGTCCTTTTCGACCTTATCCCAATCGGTTAATAGATCGTAGGTAAAGGTGTCTTTAGGCTCTAGCGCTGTCAAAATCACCCCACATTTTTTATATTCAATTCCACGCGCATATAAATGTCTTATTAAGAATGTTGCTACCTGTACCATACGCATTACATTGTCCGTCGGCACACTCATGGGTAGTGAAAGCGATCTATTAAAGAAAGGCTTGTTTTTATCAAATGGATTGGACTGAGCAAAAACAATAATGCAGCCACACAGCAATCTATCTTTTCTCAACCGGACCACAGCATTCTGCATATATAAAGAAACGGCTTCTTGCAAGTCTGTGAGCTCAGTAACTTTCTGCCCGAATGATTTAGAAGAAATGATCTGCTTTTTACTTGGTGGTGTATGTTCAATCTCAATGCACGAGATACCCTGTAACTCGTAAACAGTTCTCTTCATCACGACTGAAAACTGTTGCTGAATATACTCAGGGCTTGCCATAGCCAAATCTAAAACAGTATTAATGCCCATACTATTCAGCTTTTTACAATGCTTTCTCCCAACTCCCCAAACTTCACTTACATCTATAGAGGAAAGAAAGGCCTCTTTATTACATGGATCCATAGCAACTAGATTGCAGACACCATCAAAACCTTTATTTTTCTTGGCAATGTGATTTGCTATCTTTGCTTCGGTCTTTGATCTGCCAATGCCAATACATACCGGAAGACCTATCCAGCGCCAAATCCTATCTTTCATGCCCTGACAATAAGTAGTTAAGTCATAATTATTCAAGTAAGCTGTTAAATCTAGAAAGCACTCATCAATCGAATAAACCTCTTGTTCACTCTCAGTGACATAGAGTTTTAAGATATTCATGAATCTGCGGCTCATTTCAGCATAGACACTATAGTTACTTGAAAGCACTACTACATTATGCCTTTCTACAATGTCTCGGATCTGAAACAGGGGAACACCCATTTTAATTCCAAGGTCTTTAGCTTCTTGCGAGCGGGCAACCGCACAGCCGTCGTTATTGCTGAGTACAATAACGGGGCGGTTGTTTAGTTCAGGGCGAAAAACCCTTTCACAACTGACATAGCAGTTATTCACATCGACTAATGCAAAAATTCGCTCTCTCATGGTTATCTTGAAAACGTTACAAATTCAAAATAAATGGTAGAGATGAGCTAGATTAAATTCAAATTTAAAAAGTTGTGGATAAATAAGCACTAGTCGTAACTTGTCGCGGACATTAGTGCATTTGGTCGGAAATTAGACTTTTGATGTGAGAAAATAATTTTTTAGATTTGTAGACTCATTTGTAGACTGTTGAGCTATAGTTCAATAAAGACTAATACATCTATATATAGTTATCCAAAACACAAGAATGTTTATTTTATTGGTGTTTATACTAGAGTAGGTTTGGCTATAGATGTATATAGATTAATCATACAGAACTGGCGATTCTAAACGCTTGAAGAACACTAAAAACCGAGATGAAAACATCTCGGTTTTTTATTGAAGTTGGGCAAAAATAAAGACATATAAGTAGAATTTTTGCAAAGTCTGCCAGATTCAGTATGATGTGGGCAGCATAGTCTGTGTAGAGTAATGATGAAAAAAGTTTTATTTGTTTTAATGGGCATGTTATTAGTCGGATGTACAGAAAAAAAGCCTTTAACACCTGAAGAGCAATGGCATGGCTATTGTACAAGTGTGGGAAATGCAGCAAGAAGTATTCTGTTTGACCGTCAGCAAGCAATTGAGAAGTCTCAAGCCATTGAGCATGCTAATAAAATTGAAGACGAAATTACGAAAAAATTCATCTTTAATATTATTGAAAAAGTTTACGCCATTCCACAAGACGAATTAAAAAAGAATCCAGAAGCCTTACAAGAAAAGATTAGAAAACAAATGACAGATGAGTGTTTGGTTACCCCACATGACAAAATGCCAAACTACAAAAAATTCTAAGTGTATAAGACATCGTCAAACACTCCACTAAGGTGGAGTGTTCTTTTAACTTAAAATACCGCATGATAAATCCATCATTAAGATCATTATTTATACACGGGTATTTAGTTACAAAATAATGGGCATCACGGAGAAACACCCCGCGCTCATTAACTTTTGGCTTGAACTCTAGTAAAATTTTGTAGTCCATATTACTTGTGAAGCTTTGTGAAAGCTGGAATTTACAAGTAATTTTTTAAAAAAAGAGGAATGAACACCGTGCTAGAAGCTTACCGCCAACACGTTGCTGAACGTGCCGCACTCGGAGTCCCACCGAAGCCACTTGATGATGCTCAAACTGCTCAACTTGTTGAGTTATTAAAAAACCCACCGGCAGGTGAAGAAGCATTCTTGGTTGATTTGCTTGAAAACCGTGTTCCTGCAGGTGTTGACCAAGCAGCTTACGTAAAAGCAGCTTTCTTGGCAGCGATTGCAAAAGGCGAAGCGACATCTCCGCTAGTTTCTAAAGAACGTGCAGTTTATTTACTAGGTACGATGCTTGGTGGCTATAACGTAGCGCCTTTAGTTGAGCTTCTGGATGATGCTGAATTAGGTAGCTTAGCTGCTGAAGCTTTGAAAAAAACATTACTTGTATTTGATGCGTTCCATGACGTAGCTGATAAAGCTAAAGCTGGCAATGCAAATGCAAAAGCTGTTTTACAATCTTGGGCTGATGCTGAATGGTTCACTAGTCGTAAAGATGTACCAGAAGAAATCAAAATCACTGTGTTCAAAGTAACAGGTGAAACAAACACTGATGACTTGTCTCCAGCTCAAGACGCATGGAGCCGTCCAGACATTCCATTGCATGCAAATGCAATGTTGAAAAATGAGCGTGATGGTATCAACCCTGAAAAACCAGGTGAAGTTGGTCCATTAAGCCAAATTAAAGAACTCATTGCTAAAGGCAATCAAGTTGCTTATGTTGGTGACGTTGTTGGTACAGGTTCATCTCGTAAATCTGCAACAAACTCTGTTCTTTGGTTCTTTGGTGATGAAATCGCTCACATTCCAAACAAAAAAGACGGTGGTGTGTGCTTAGGCGGTAAAATCGCTCCGATCTTCTTTAACACAATGGAAGATGCTGGTGCGTTACCAGTAGAGATCGATGTTTCTAATATGAACATGGGTGACGAAGTTACTCTTAAAATCGATCATGCTGCTGCAAAAGTAACTGCGTTCAAAAATGGCGAACAAATCGCTGAGTCTGAACTTAAAACTCCAGTACTTTTAGATGAAGTACGTGCTGGTGGTCGTATTAACTTGATCATTGGTCGTGGCTTAACTGCTAAAGCGCGTGAAGCTTTAGGTTTAGCTCCATCTACATTATTCCGTACTCCAGTACAACCAGCTGACACTGGCAAAGGTTTCACTTTAGCTCAGAAGATGGTTGGTCGCGCATGTGGTCTCCCAGAAGGTCAAGGTATCCGTCCAGGTACTTACTGTGAACCTAAAATGACTACAGTGGGTTCTCAAGATACAACTGGTCCTATGACTCGTGATGAGTTAAAAGACTTAGCTTGCTTGGGCTTCTCTGCTGACTTAGTAATGCAGTCTTTCTGTCATACTGCTGCTTATCCAAAGCCAGTTGACGTACAAATGCAACATACACTTCCAGACTTCATCATGAACCGTGGTGGTGTATCTTTACGTCCAGGTGACGGTATTATCCACTCTTGGTTAAACCGTATGCTTCTTCCAGATACAGTAGGTACTGGTGGTGACTCGCATACTCGTTTCCCAATTGGTATTTCATTCCCAGCAGGTTCTGGTCTTGTAGCTTTCGCTGCTGCAACTGGTGTAATGCCACTTGATATGCCTGAATCAGTTCTTGTTAAGTTCAAAGGTAAAATGCAGCCTGGTATCACTTTACGTGACCTTGTACATGCGATTCCTTACTATGCAATCAAAGAAGGCGATCTTACTGTTGAGAAAAAAGGTAAGAAAAACATCTTCTCTGGTCGTATCTTAGAAATCGACTTAACAGAAATGGAAACTGACTTAACAGTTGAGCAAGCATTCGAACTTTCTGATGCTTCTGCTGAACGTTCAGCTGCTGGTTGTGCAATCACACTTTCAGAAGAGAAAGTTGCTGAGTACTTACGTTCTAACATCACAATGCTTAAGTGGATGATTTCACAAGGCTATGGTGATGCACGTACGATGGCTCGCCGTGTTGAAAACATGGAAAAATGGTTAGCAAACCCAAGCTTACTTAAAGCTGATGCTGATGCTGAATACACTAAAGTGTATGAAATTGACTTGTCAGAAATCAAAGAACCTATCCTTTGCTGCCCGAACGATCCAGATGATGCGAAACTTCTTTCTGACGTTCAAGGCGACAAAATTGATGAAGTATTCATCGGTTCTTGTATGACTAACATTGGTCACTTCCGTGCTGCTGGTCAGTTACTTGAGAAAGTACCAAGCGGTTCATTAACAACTCGTTTATGGTTGGCTCCACCAACACGTATGGACGAACATCAGTTAATGGAAGAAGGCTTCTATAACACTTATGGCCGTGCTGGTGCGCGTACAGAAATGCCTGGTTGTTCATTATGTATGGGTAACCAAGCACGTGTTGCGCCGAACACAACTGTTGTTTCGACTTCTACACGTAACTTCCCTAACCGTTTAGGCCAAGGTTCTAACGTTTACTTAGCATCTGCTGAGCTTGCATCTGTTGCTGCTGTACTTGGTAAATTACCAACTCCAGAAGAATACCAACAATATGCTGCTCAAATTGACAGTATGTCTGCTGACATCTACAAATATTTGAATTTCGACCAAATGGGCGAATATACAAATGCTGCTGATAAAGTAGATACTAAGAAAATTGCTGCTGCTCAGTTGACTTAA